TTGAACGCAGGTATAAATTCGGGCTTACCTTTTTTACTTCTTGTATTCGCCCAATCTTTTGAATAGAAAATTCCTGTAATATCGTCCTCGTCTTTGTCGTATGCAAGTCTGCAATTCTCAAAAGGCAAGTGGTTTATTTGTACAACGCGAGTGAAGTCTAACGACCAAATAACTTCAGCACAAAATGAACCTTGAAGTTTTAAGTCGAAAGCAATACCTTGCAAAGCGTTGTCAAGAATCGTTCCCGTTCCTTGTCCTTCTATCATGTAAGCAATTGAGTTCGTCAATGCGTTATGAATAGGACTATTATAATAAAGCGTTATTAGGTGCTGTGGAAATAAGTTGTTAAAACCATAGTCAATCCAACCTGCGCGATTCTCTTTTTCAATTGCTTCAACTGGTTGGTAAGCCGATAAGTTAATTGCTTGTATATTATTTTCCATGTTATGCACCGGTATATATTACATCGACAGGGATTGTCGGTGTTGAAACATCAAAGTAAATTGTTCCGTCTTGAAGAATCATCGAGCCACGCTCAACAAGTCCAACAACGGAAGCGTTTAGTGGATCTATATTGCTACTGCTGTTTTGTCCGTACACATCGTACTTGTACTTACCAGCGTCAACAAGACCAACTGTTGTTAAACGAATCTTTGTTACTCGTTCGTTTTCGTTTACTACTTCCACGACTTGTGCAAGTTGTTCGCCTGTCATTTCGTAAGTCATGACAAGAAGATAGTGTGTAAAGGCAACGTTGAAATAGGCACGTCCTTCATCGAGTGAAAGCCACGCGTATTGATTCGCTGTATTTGTGTTGAGATAAACCATTCTATCTTTTCCCTTTACGTTAAAATTACATCACAGAGGGACGCTTTGCCCCTCTATGTGTAAAAGTTTTTCTTATGATCCAATGATTACTAAAGGAGAGTTAATCAACTTATACGCTCTCTTTGCAGCTTCGTGCGTGAAGGCAAGTGTAAAGCCGTTCATGTCACCCAAAACCGTTCCAGTTCCTGCTGTTGCAGTAGAAAGGTCTGCTCCGTACTCATATCCAACAGCCCACCAATTGTCATTTGTATCGTTTACAAATACAATAACGCGTGAAGTAGCAACATTTTGCAATTCAAGACGCTTTGCTGCGCTTAATTTGTTTAACATTACATTAACCGTTTGCGTGTAGAAAATTGTACCTGCATCACGATTGAAGTTGATTGTTTCTTCAAACGATCCTGTTTGCGTAGGTAGTTCGTAGGTATAAATTGCATCTTCGTCATCTGCGGTAATCACAGTAACGACTTCGTCTGCATCAAAAGTAAACGAATCAACATTTGAACGATCGATTAAAACAATCTTTTTAATACCACCAATGCCGTCTTTACAGTCCAGACCAAATCCGATGTTTAATTCACATGCCATATTTGTATGTTTTTTATTAGCACAAAAGAGGGGTGGATTTTATGCCACCACCTCTATTATGCAAGGGTTAGAATGGTTAAGATTAGGCAGTATATTGGTAGAATGCAATCTCGTTTCCGAAACCGTATTGAACACCTGCGAAGAAAGAACAAGAGAAACGAACGTTGTTTGAAAGATCGTACTGATACATATCTAAAACAGCAACGGTGTTCCATTGGTCAAGTAGGTTAGTACCGAACCAAAGGTTGCTCTTTTGGTAAAACGCCATTGTGTCGTCAGACATACCAGGACATTCGATAACGTCGTATTGACCCTGCCAGTTCATTACAACTGATTCTCCTTGGTAAAGGTAGTAACCACCACCAAGTCCAAGAATTGCGCTTCTGTATGCTTCAGCAACATTTGAAGAAACTGCGATTACAGGCTTTTCAGTTGCACGACGAACGCGCGTTGGAAGGGTAAGAACTAAACGTCCCATTTCCTCGATAACGTTTGCAGAAGTGATAGCTTCAGGAGAAGATACATCAAGAACCGCAGCGTCAGCCAAGAACAAAGTTTCGAAACCTGCGTACTCACCAGCGTTAGCGTTAACACCCTGCCATATCAATACCTCGTTGCGTGCTGCAACACCCGCCATAACGTTAGCAATTAAAGCGTCAGTCAATGAAGCGTGAAGTTCGTTGTTCTGCTCTGAACGCGATTCCCAATCGATTAAAAACGTGTTTTTACACAAATTTCTCTGTACTTGGAATTTTTCTAAAGTCAAGATACGCTCGGAAAGTGTTACCGTTCCTTGCGCGTCAAAGTCGCAAGTAGCATTTGCGAAAGTTACGTCGTCAACTAAACGACGAACAACTTGCTTGTATTCGATGTTCTCTTTGATTGTAACCGCAGCCAAAGACTCGTTACTTAAAAACGCAGCGCGGATATATCCTGCTGCCTCTCTACCTGCATAGGTAGTAGTTAATGATGTTGTAGTAGCCATTTTTTATTGTTTGTTTTTTTTATTTTTTAAGATTGAATAAGAAACGTTCTTCTGCGCTCATTTTGTGGTATGGCTTAGAAGGTGTTTGTTTTGCTTGCTTTACTTCTTTGATTGAAGTCGCGGCAGGCTGTGCGCTTAATTTTGTTACTTCGCTTGAAAGATTAGCGTTGGTCTTTTTAACCTCAGCAAGTTCGCTTTCCAACTTAGCAACTAACGAAAGAAGTCCTTCAACCTCTTTGCTTAATGATTCGTCAGTAGATTGCTTTTCAGATTCTACTTCAACTTCAACCTCTGGTTCTTCAACCATTGGCTTCAATTCAACAAGTAGTCCGTCAGCAACAACTACAATAACTCCTTCCGCTGTTGTGTACTCTCCGTCCGCAACAACAACCTCGTTGCCTTCTGCGTCTTTTGATAATACACGAACACCAGGCGCCCATGTGTCGCTGTCCGAGTAGATACTCGTTCCGTCCGCAAGAATCGCTTCAACCATTTGCTTCACCTCAACTACTTCTTCAGCAGATAGGCTAACATTGTGTTTAGCGAAAAGAGCGTTTACTTTTTCTCTTAAGTTCATATAAGTGTTTATTAAATGTTTAGTTCCTAAATAGAAAAGTGTGTACATTTGTTTCGTAATTGAACTTTTCATTGATTACATTTTGATTTTAGGTTTGAACGGGGGAGTAGTTACCCCCGTTTTTTTTAGTCTAAACTTTCAAGAATGTCATTGAGTATCTTGATTTCTTGTTCGTTCAACCCGTACGTCTTAAAACCCATTTTGCCGCCCTCTTTTGTAATCTTAGTGAGTGCAAGAAGAAACAGGTTAGCGTCGTCGTTGAACAACTCCAACTTTAAAAAGCCACCTGCTTCAATGTTCATTTATTCTTCTTTCAAAAGTTCATTTAATTCTTCAAGAATGGCTGCAAATTCTTCGTGTGAGTGCATATACATTTCTTTCTCAGCAAGAAAGTTCCCTTCGATTGAGAAACCCAACACTTCTTTGTTTTGTATCTGTTGCTTTACTTCTTCGTTCTCAACCTTCATGCAACCGAACCACGTTCCTTCTGGAAGGTCAAATCCGAAGTTCTTCGACTTGTCGTTCTCGCCTTCGATGATCCACGTTTCAACCAACGAAACACCTTCAACAACTTTCGCGTGTTCAACTGTTGCGTTGTTCGTCATGTTTTGCTTCAAGTAATTGTAAGCAATTGAACGAATAGTGTCCTTTGAATACTTCACATAGTATTCCTCGTCTGTCTTGTCGTCGCGTCTGTAAATGAGTTGGTCTGGAATCAATAACGCTCCGTACAACAGTCCTCTAAAATCTTCTTTGAATTTTACGCTGTGTTGTTCTGATAGTGCAACGAAGTCCACACCGATTGCAGGTTGTTCAACAACGGAAATTGCGAACACTCCGAGTAGTCCTGCGTCGTCTATTCCGTATTCAATAACTTTAATTTTTTTCATATTGTTTTTTTTAACCGCCTAAGCGAGATTGGTTTTGAATTAATTGTTGTGCTTCTAAGTTGCTCGACACTTGCGTTCCTACGATGTATGCCTGAAGCGGTGGTTGTTGGTTGGGTTGCTGACTGATAAAGTCGTAGTTAGCAGGTGAAGGAGCCATTGTTCCACCGCCACCGCCATTGCTACTTGGAATGTTTGAAGAACCTGAACCACCTGCACCGCCAAATTTTGTTTGTTGAATTTTCACAACACTTGCAAGACCTGCTGTTAATGCAATACCTGCCTCAACAAATTGCGCTCCCGTTGCAAGTTTTGCAGGATTACCACCTGCGGTTAAAGCTGCGTTGACTGCTTGATATGTGTTTATAATTGCCTGTGATAATGAGAACGCTTTATTTATTCTAAATTGATTCTTTGCGGCTGCTTCACTCTTTGCATCAAAAGCCATTGTTAATGCTCCCAACGCGCCAAAAGCATCGGAAGCCATTTTAAGACGCTTTGCTGATAATTCACGCTGGTGTTTATCAACTTTATTTTGGGAGTCAATTATTGCCTTTGAAAGTTTTTCTTCTTGTGAAATTATTTTATTTACCACAACTTCATTAGTTGCAATTTTTTTAAGACCTAAAGACTCTATTTTGTCAAATGTTGTTTGCGCTCTTACTGCATTGTCTTCTTCTATTTTTTTAACGTCTAAACCTGTTTGAGCTATTGTGTTGGCTAATTGTGTTTGACTCAACAACGCTTGGTTTTCCATTTCTGTAATAGCCATTAATTGTTCTTGCGTGTTTCCGAAGATTGCATCGAGAACAACCATTTGCGCTCCTGCAATTGTGTCGTATGCGCTAAACGAAGTGTCTATTGTAATACCAACATAACTCAACAAATCTTTTGCCTTAGCGAATACCGCATCGAAAACAAACGACATCAATTTAGGAACAGCAAGTCCAACCTCTTGAATACCTTTAAGAACCATTTTCAAATTCTCGTTGCGTTGTAAATCTGCTTTTGCGTTGGCAATGTTTTGAGCGTCTGTTATTTTCTTTTGCTCCAATAATACTTTTGCCTTTTCTTTTTGAGCAAGTAGTATTTCTTTGTCGCTCATGCCTTGTTCCTTCATCAAAGCAGAAGAAGCCATAACAAGATCGTATTCTAACTGTCTTGACTTTAACGACGCTTCGTTTGCCTTTGCAGCCGCCTTCATTTGTTCCGTCAACCCACCCATTGCAGCGTCAAGACCGGGCATCATCTTTCTCAACTTATCCATGTTCATCACTACTAACGCAATAACACCAGCAAGCAATAAAATCGGATTGGCTAAAATAGATTTAGCAAGGTCTGCAAACCCTTGAATCAATCCACCTACTTCTTCTTTAACGGTTTTGAAATCAATTTTGCTAACTGCCGTACCCATACCTCTCAACGCTTGTCCTGCTCCTTTTAAGTCGAGCGACATCAATCGTGAACCAAACAATCCTATGTTATTCGAAAGACCTTCAAATGCGTTACCTGCGTTTGCGTTAATCTCTGCTGATAAGTCGGAAATAGTGTCCTTTAATTCGGCAGCTCGTTTAGATGCTTTCTTGAACTCCTCGCTCGTTTGATCCATTTCGAGCAACTGATTCTGGAGTGCGCGAAGTTCCGCTTTTGCACTCTTAAATCCTTTGGCTGTATTTTCGGCTGCTGCTCCCGTTTGATTGAGAACAGTTACCGCGTTTGTGCTTACGTTAAAATCTATTGTATTCGCCATTATGAGAGTAGTTTATATAAAATAAATATCCAAATAGCTACGTTTGCGGAAATGTAAGTTGTTTTCCACGCGTAATGCTTCCAAATTTGTAGCTTACGCTTTCCATTTGCAATCCGTCCTTCTTTGCTATTGCTTTTTATGTTCAATTTGATGAACTCTAAGCAAGGGGTTATTGCGTTTGCTTTATTTTGAAGATGTTCCTTTGAAGTTGCTTCCATTACTTATTATTGTTATTGTGCTTCCTGCTCCGCTTATTGTTACGCTTCCGCTATTATCAATCGTTTCACCTGTGTATGCCTGAACAGTCAACACGTTAGGTGCGACAACTCTTTGTATTACAAATTCACGACCTGCTGTTGTTGTTGCTGAAGGCAAATAAATTGTGATGTTATTACTTGTTGTGTCGGCAAATAACACACGGTCAAAATTCGTTATGACATAGTCCGTTGTTATCGTCTTAACTGGTTGTGTAATTGATGCGCTGAAGTTGACCGGTGCGCCAAATCGCGTTGGTGCTAAGGTTGGTGCTTGTTGCGTTATGAATGAACGCGTGCCTATGTTTGGAACTGAAAAACAATTGTTCTTTGCAGAGTTCCAATAGTAACCAAAGCGACGACAACAATCTTCAGTCACCGTTGCAGGATCTCCATTCGGTGTTTCCCAATTTATTGTTTGGTCGAGGTTGGCTGTAACAGGTACAATGTCGCAGTCGTTGTCGATATCAAGAATACGAATGAGTTTTACCTTCGTCATATCCTGCTCACCTACAACGTAGCCTTGAATTTCCAACACGCGCCACCACGAATCTACAATCCATATCTTGTCGCTCCATTGAAAAGTAAAAATGTCGTTTAAAGTTAGTGCGAACATTCCTTCTAAGATGCGCGCTTGTCCGTCGTAAAGTTCTCGGTAGTAGTTACGCCACCAACGGTTGTAAAGGTTGTCGTATGGCGGTGCTATAATCGTGTGAAGCGGTACTTCGGGAGCGAAGTTTAAGTCGCTATCTGACACCGTTGCATTCATCGTTGAGTAGTTGTTCAAACACTTGACTGCCGTTTGAATTACGCTATCTGAAACCTCGTCGTACATATTGACGAAAAAGTCTGCGAAGTAGTAAAGTATGCGTGGCTTTGGCTGCACGAATTGTCCTTCGCCACTAATAAAACGAGGGACGACAACATCGGTGTTCTCAACATTCTTTGAAGGTGTTGGTGCAAATGCTAACTGAACCTTTTCTTCTCCAGTTGCGAACTCGTTAATTACTTCAAAGTCGTTCTCCGTTACTTCGTAGCTTCCAAATATATGACCGTTGTCTTTGTATACATTGTTGTAGTAGTCTGAATCTTCTGTGTATGTGAAGGTGAACTTCGACTTTTGAAGGTCTGTCGTTGGATAGTATGTAATGTCTTTTGATAGGTCGAGTTTCTGCGTCCAATCAAGAGTGTTACCACTACCAATGTATTCAACAAGTGGTTCAATGCGGAGCGTGTTTGGTAGTGTGCGGTCGGGAACGAAGGCAAGGTTGAACATCTTTTGAATCGATGTGATGAAGTCTATTTGCTTCATGTCTGGAGCATTGAATTGCATTACGCAAGTATCTCCTATCAACGATGTTCCAACGCTTACAAGTTCAACACCTGTTCCTGTGTAGTCGATATTTGCATTACCACCAAAGTCAATTTCAAGACCGCCAAATTGTTGGTATATAAACGCAGAAAAATAAAACTTTACCGTGTCGCCTGCGTTAAGTTCAATTGTTATGTTTTGGTCGTAACTTAAATCGTTTGTTCCTGCACTTCCTAAACTAATTGAATCGTAAAATGCAGTTTGATCGTTGTTTATAAACGTAAAATAACCGAATTGAACCTGACTTACCCCAACAGCTCCTGTCGGTGTTGCTTGTCCGTGCATCCAACATTTAAATGTGAATGTTCCTGTAAATGGCGCGGTATAAATTCCACTTGCCCAATCGTTTCCTGCGTCCTCATATTCCGTAAAATTGGTGTACAAATTGTACAATGAACCCGAACCATAAGGAGTGAATGAAATGTTGTTGACATTAGATGCAAGACCTACATTTGAAGCTATGTCGTTCAGTCCATTTGATGCGTTCAAATACTGCCCATTGACAAAAGGAACATATACATTTTCAAGACAACCGCTTAAGTTATCACTCGTCCATTGTACCCCTGCGTCCTTCATTATTTGGTCGAACAAGTAGTAAGCCTTCACCGCAGGTGTTAAGTGTCCCACAT